ATGCTGTTTGACGTTCACATCTATCGCGAGATGCGGCTCCGATTCGATGTCATTGAGGCTGAGACGCACGAAGCCGCCGCCGAGATTGCCCGAAACCTGCCCTTGAAAATGGCCGACGATGTGGACGAGTGTGACGGGGAGACTTTCTACGCTTGCGTCGATGTTCAGGGTGACGATGAGTACGAACGCTCTCGCTGGATCGACTTCGCGGATGAAAGGCTACGCGTTGCTGCTCCGAAACTTCTCGCCGCCTGTAAAACCGCCCTCGCCGCGATGGAAGCGGAACTCGAAACCGAAGATCCCCAAGCCCGCATCCAGATCGAATGGGATGCCGAGCCGATGCGGACTCTTCGGGAGGTGATTGCGGAGGCGGAGGGAGCGCTTGCAGCCTGACACCAAGCCCACCAACTCACCAGCCCGCCACCGAGCGGGCTTTTCTTTTTGCCCGTGAAACGAAAAAACCGGGCAGGATCACTCCATCCTACCATCACGCGAAGTAAACACCGCCAGCGCCAGCCGCCACAGAGATGCACACGGCAAGAAAGACGAGCAGCAGAATGCCCACCACGATAATGACGGGAAGCAGTTGCAGAAATGCGTCCTCGAATTGGTTGGAAGCCGCGTGGCGTTCGCGTTGGGAAGGTGGCGGGTCGGGTGCGCCGGGGTACTGCGGGAGTGATCGGAAATCCATCGCGGCTCTCCGGGTTATTCCCTTACAACCGCAACCTGTGCGATCTGTTAACCCTGCTGTCGATCTTTCAGTGACATGTCTTCTGACCCCCCCTCACTCCTGCCCAGAAATGGTATCAGAAGGGGTCGAAGGCACGGGATCGGCCGAGAGACCGGGGGCAGGGAAATTTAAGATAAGAATTCCTACAAGCCGCTCCCCGTTCCGTCCGGCGAGTTCTGGCTGGTTCATGAGTCCGGTGCGTTCGTCAAGCTGACCAATGACGGAAAGGTGAGCCTGCAAGATGCGTCCGGCTCGTTCCTGACACTCAACAACGACGGCACGGCCACGCTCAAGGCAAACCTCACGGTTCAGGGGACCATCACGGCAACGGGGGACATCTACGACCAGAACGGGGCGAAGGGCACCGTCCAGAACATCCGCTCCGTCTACGATTCCCACACGCATTCCGGGGTGGCAACAGGCGGCGGGACCACGGCCGCCCCGAACCAGCCGCTCTAGTCGGGGATGATGCCGTCCGGGTAGACCGAGGTGACGAACGTCCACAGCTCGACCGCCTCGCCGCCCGAGTACACGCGGATGTGCAGCTCGGGGCCGCGGTTCAACAGGGACACCGCGACGCCCTGACGGAGGGCGACGCAGCCGTGGCTCATCAGGTAGCCGAACCCGGCCTCGTCCTTGTTCCGCATGGCCGTCACGACCTGGTCGAACAGTTCTTCGCTTACGCAGGCGGGCATGCTCTGCTGGATCGTCTCCGCGGACGCCGGGGAACAGGCCAGGACCACCGCGGCCATAACGAGATACCATTTTTTCATACGGCCTCCGAAACGTGTTAACGGTTCGCAAGCATTAGACCAACGTGTATTAAAAATCAATCATTATTTACGGATGATCATGCCAGACATCGACCACACCATCGGCGGCGACTTGTCGATCAGCGCGGCTGGTGACTTGCTGACCGCCGACGGGCTGGCGTTGAGCCAACAGCGGGTGCTGAGGAGGCTCCTGACCAATCCGGGAGATTACCTCTGGCATCCCGAATACGGTGGCGGCTTGCCCGCGAAAGTCGGCCAGACCGAAGACGTGCCAGCGATCACGGCGGTGATCCGTTCCCAGATGGCTCTCGAAGCCACGGTGGTGCAAAACCCGGCGCCCCACGTCGCGGTAACAGACATCCCGAACGGCATCGCAGCGAACATTCAGTACACCGAGGCGGATTCCGGCCTCACGTCCGTCCTCCGCTTTGACACGACCGCATGACCACGCTCCCGACACAGACATTTACCGCGATCGTCCAGAACACGGTGGCCGCGATTCAGGGCGGCGCGGCGAAACTTCTCGACCTCACCGTCGGCTCCGTTCTCCGTGCCATCGTGGAAGCGAACGCCGCCGTCGTGCTCTGGCTACAGGGGCTGATCCTTCAGGTGCAGACGCTGACGCGAGCCGCGACCAGCCAGGGCAGCGACCTGGATTCGTGGGTCGCCGATTACGGGCTCACGCGATTGCCGGCCGTCGCCTCGACCGGTCCAGTGACCTTCTCGCGGTTCACCACGACGCAACCGGCCGTCATTCCCGCCGGGACCACGGTTCAGACGGCCGATGGTACGCAGCCGTTCACGGTCCCGGCCGACACCACGAACAGTGCCTGGAACGCGACGCTGAACGGGTTCGTGATCGCGGTCAACGTCACGAGTGTGACCGTGGGAGTTCAGGCGGCAAACGCCGGAACGCAGGGGAATGTCCTCGCTGGTACGATCACCGCCATCACCCAGCCGATTTCGGGTGTGGACACGGTGACGAATGCGAGTGCGTTCACCAACGGCGTGAATGCCGAGACGGACGCGGCACTCCGCACCCGGTTCGTGCTCGACCTCGCCTCGCTTTCGAAGGCGACCAAAATCGCGATCGGGTCCGCCATCGCGAACATCCAGCAGGGCCTCGAATACACCATCACCGAGGATTACGACTACACCGGCGCGTACGACCCGGGTTTCTTCTACGTGGTGATTGACGACGGCACCGGTCACCCGTCTTCCACACTCCAGTCCACCGTGGCCAATGCGATCGAGGCGGTCCGTCCTGTCACCAGCCGGTACGCGGTCTTTGCTCCGGTCGTGGTCACGGCGAATGTCTCGATGACGATCACCTCGGCGAGTGGCTACACCCACTCCACCGTGGTCGGGAACGTCGGCACCGCACTGACGAATTTCATCAACGCCCTGCCTCTCGGAACCGAACTGCCCTATACCCAACTCGCCTCCGTCGCATACGACGTGGCAGGTGTCATTAACGTCACCGCGGTGCTCCTGAACAGCGGCACGTCGGACCTGACGGCGACCAACCAGCAGGTCATCAAATCGGGGACGATCAGCGTCGCGTGATATGGCCACCGGAGATCCGAACGACTGTTTGAACCGCCTGAAAGCGGTCCTGCCGAACGGCTGGTTCAAGGAACCCACTCCCGTTCTGGATGCGGTTCTGCAAGGTTTGGCCTGGGCGCTGTCGCTGGTGTACAGCCTGATCGCGTACACGCGCCTCCAGACCCGCATTTCGACCGCGACCGACGTGTTCCTCGATCTGATCTCGGGGGACTTCTTCGGCGCCTCCTTGCCCCGCAAGTCGCAGGAGATGGACGCCCCGTTCCGCGCCCGCATCCTGGCCAACCTGCTCCGCGAGCGGGGGACCCGGAAGGGGCTGATCAACGCACTGGTGCTGCTGACCGGGCGCACCCCGAAGGTGTTCGAGCCGGCCCGGCCGCTCGACACCGGGGCCTACAACACGAACACCCTCGGCTACGGAGTCGCGGGTGGATACGGCTCACGGGCACTCCCGTCACAGGCATTCGTAGTCGCCTACCGCCCTTCGGGCAGCGGCATCCCTTACATCGCCGGCTACGGCAGCCCGGAAGGCGCGTACGGCACACCGAGCCAGACGGAATACGCGAGCCTGAGCATGGTTCAGGGCGCGGTCACCGACGCGGACATCTACGCCGCGATCGACGCCGTGAAACCCGCGGGCAGCATTCTCTGGACGCAACTCAGCAACTAACTACAAGAAGGATCTTTACGTGGTTGACAGACAAATCGTGTACGTGGGGCAAATTCCGCAAGACGTGGACCAGCTCAAGCAGAACAAGAATGTGATGATCGGCCTGGGATACGCGCTGCAAGCCATTCTGGGAACCGGGACACTGGTCGATGGCCTCGCTTGCAATCCCACGGCTCCGGCTTCGCTCGCGGTCACGGTCGGCCCGGGTTCCATCTACAGCCTGCAGAACGTCGACGGGACGGCCTACGGCAGCTTGGCGGCAGACACGACGGATCCGATCGTCAAGCAGGGCATCATCATGTCCACCCAGACGTTCAACTGCCCCGCTCCTTCCACCTCCGGTTTCTCCATCGTCTACCTCGTGGAGGCAACCTATGAGGACGTCGATGGTGGCTCGACGGTACTCCCGTATTACAACGCCTCGAACCCGTCTCAGGCCTACAACGGGCCGAACAACACCGGCACGTCCCAGAACACGGTCCGGCAGGGCGTGTGCAACATCCAGGTCAAAACCGGTATCGCCGCCACGACCGGGACGCAGGTCACTCCCACCCCCGACGCGGGCTACACGGGCCTCTACGCGATCACCGTGGCCAACGGCCAGACCACGATCACCAGCGCCAACATCGCCCCGCTTTCGACCGCGCCCTTCATCTCCCCGAAGCTGCCGAGCGTGGTGTCGACCGTCCAGAGCGGCGCGTCGAACTACGCCGTGGACACGAGCGGGACCGCGAACACCATCACCATCGCGCTGACGCCCCCCGTGAGCACCCTGACAGCCGGGATCGAAGTCCGGGTGAAAGTCGCCAACACCAACACCGGCGCGGTGGTCATCAATACCAACGGGCTCGGGAACGTCTCCGCCACGCTCCAAACGGGCGGCGCCATCCCCGCCGGCGCGTTACAGGCGGGCGGGATTTACAATTTCAAGTACGACGGTACGAAATGGCAAACGGGTAGTTCGGCTACGGCCCGCCAACTCCTCACCTCGAACACGACGTTCTACGTCGCCACGACGGGCAGCGACAGTAACTCCGGGCTGACCAGTGGGGCCCCGTGGCTCACGCTCCAACACGCCTGGAACGCGATCGGCAACGGCTACGACCTGGCCGGGTACACCGCGACGATCCAGCTCGCCGACGGGACCTACACCGCCGGCCTCAACGCCACCGTCGCCCCCGTCGGCGGCTCGATCACGATTAATGGCGATGCGGTGACGCCATCGAACGTCGTCATCTCGACGACGTCCGCAAACGCCCTGACCTTCAACGCCTCCGGGACCACCACGATCCAGAACATGGAGCTAACGACCGCCACCTCCGGAATCTGCCTGTACGCCGTGAACGGCTCCACCGTCAATGTCGGCGCCGGCCTGATATTTGGGGCGTGTGCGGGGGAACACGTCCTCGCGTCCGGCAACGCCAACATCAACCTGAACAACAACTATTCCGTAACAGGTAGCGCCACCCGGCACTGGCACGCTGTCAATAGTGGCATTATCACGGCGGACGGTATCACCCTCACCCTGACGGGCACCCCGTCCTTCAGCACCGCTTTCGCACAGGCCGAACGAATCGGGTACATCGAATCCACGGGCGACTCGTTTTCCGGCTCCGCGACCGGCAGCAGGTACTCCGCCAACTCCAACGGCGTCATCAACTCCGGTGGCGGCGGAGCCACATACCTCCCGGGGAGCACGTCCGGCACCACCGCGACCGGCGGCCAGTACATCTAGTTCGTTTCACATCATTTCGCAAAGGTCACCCATGTCCGTCCTCCCGTCCGACATTTCCTACTACGGCTCCCTGTGCATGCCCGCCTACGACGGCGCGGCCACGCTCAACGGGGCGATCAGCACCACCACCGCGACCACCCTGACGATTAATACCCCCACTTCGGCGTTTCCGTCTTCCGGTGAGTTCGCCATCCAGATCGATTCCGAAATCCTGTGGGTGACGCAAGGTGCCCCCGGCAGTGCGGCCGGCACCCTGACCGTGATCCGCGGCTTCGCGGGAACCACGGCCGCAACCCACTTGACCGCTGCCAATGTGACCATGCCGGCCGGGGCGGGGATCGACTTCCTGACGAAAGTTTCGTTCACCGATGTCACCTCGGGCGACACCGCCAACTACCTGTCCTCCTCGTCCTCCGACACGAAGGTGCAGGTCACCCTGACGGGGCGTGATACGACCGGCGTCATTCAGACGGAGACCCGGACCCTGAACGGCACCACGGCCGTCACCGGTTCGCAAGCCTGGGACCGCTTCCTGAAGGCGGCCCTGGCCGCGGGCACCACCGCCTCCGGCTCCCTCACGTCGAGCGCGACGTCGCTCGGCGTCACCTCGGCAACCAACTTCCCCTCGTCCGGCAATTACTACATCCAGATGGGCAAGGAGGTCCTGCAGGTCACCGCCGGTCAAGGGACCACGACCTGGACCCTCGCGCGGGGCCAACTCGGCACCACGGCGACGGCCCACAACTCCGGGGACAACATTTACCTGCTCCCGGCGGGCGACGTCGCGATCGTCGACGGCACGAAGGTGATCAACGGGCACACGGCCCAGACCGGCTCGGCCAATCCCTCGGGAACGACGCCGGCCATCATGAAGCTGCAGTCCGGTGACGGCTCGACCGTGGCTCTCGGCCAGGTCATCGTCATCAGCAGCGGCACCGGTGCCGGCCAAATCCGCACGATTATCGCCACGTCCGGTTACGGAACGGACGTGGTAGCGGTCAGCCGATCATGGGGCACGGTCCCCGACAACACCTCGGTGTACTCGGTCTACAACGGAATGCAGCTCGATCTCTCACCGAACCCCGTCACCGAGTGCCACCGGTTCCTGTGGAATGCCGCTTCCGACGTGCCCGCCGGATCAACGCGCACCTTCTACGAAAAGGTTTACGCCGTGAACAACAACACCGCGACGGCATTCACGAGTGCGACCGTTCAGGTGGCATCCAATTCGCCCTCGCTACCCGGTTCCGCGGCACTCGATCTCGCCACCGCCACGGCACCGAACGACACCGTGTCCTGCGCCACCCGCCAGACCGCTCCCGGTTCGGGGTACGGGTCATTCGTGACGCAGCCCGCGGCGACCGCTTATGGCGCGAACTCCGGCAACCTGGCCAACGGCGCGGTCCCGAACGCGGCCGGAGCGCAGGGCGTCTTCCTCCGCATGACCCTGCCCGCCGGAACAAGCTCCTACAAGGGCGCCGCAGACCTCCGCTCGAACGGGACGACGATTTAGTCATGGCCGCGTGCAAGTGGATCCAGTACGAGACCGACAGCCGCTACGCGTATCCGGGGTTCATCGACTCGGACGTGACCGGTGACGACCAGAACCCGCCACCGATCGTCACGCCCCGGGCCCAAGTGGCCGTGCCGCCGGGAACGGACCGGACCGGGATGATGATCGATCTCTCTCAGAACCCGCCCGTGCTCAAACCCGACCCGAACCTGTAGGCCATGTCCTACATCAACTCGATCCAGACGTTCGCCGTTACCATCGGCGCTTCCGGCACATCAAATACGGCCACTATTACCAGTGTCAACACGTCGAACGCGGTCATTTTCTTCGGCGGGTTCTCTTCAGCGGAAACCAGCACCACGTACGAAAGTTTTGCCGCCCGTGCCGAACTGACCAATGCCACCACGGTGACCGCGTACCGTGACACGTCTACGAGCAACACGATCACCGTATACGGCACGGTGGTCGAATTTACTTCCGCGGCCATTGCGTCCGTGCAGGCCGGCACCATTACGATCGCCACCAGCGCCACGTCGGGCACGGCTACGATCAGCTCGGTCAGTACGTCCAACTCGGCCGTTTTCTATCTGGGTTTCACCTGTCACGGGGTCATCAACAGCAGCGCCAATTGCTGCCCGGCCATCGCCCTTACCAATGCCACGACCGTTACGGCTTCGCGCAACACCTCTTCGTCCGGCGAATCGGTTACGGTGGGCTATTGTGTCGTGAACTTTGCCAGCGGCGTCGTCAATTCGGTGCAGCCCATGACGGCCACCTTGACGACCGCAAATGCGAGCGACACGCAGACCATCAGCTCCGTCAACACCGGCAACGCACTGGTGCTGTACAACGGCGTTCTGACCAGCACCACGTCATACGACGTGTTCTTTTATAACCTGCAGCTGACCAACAGCACGACCGTGACGCTCTCGCGCGGCGGAACGGCCACCAGCAGCCGCACGATCTATTACACCGTGCTGGAATTTGTGAGCGGCGTGGTGAACGGCATCCAGCGCGGCACGGTGACCATGACCAACGTCACCAGTAACGACGCGACGATCAGTTCCGTCAACACGTCCCAATCGGTATGCAACTGGACGGGGTTCTCAAGCAGCCTGGTGAGCAACAACCCCGCCGAAGCGTTCTCAGCAGCGTATCTGAACAGCTCCACCGATGTGCACGTGGTGGTACACGCGACGGCCAGCGGCGTGACGAGCGTGGTCGGCTACGAAGTCATTCAATTCACCAGCGGCACGGCCCTGACGATCGACTTCGGCGTCCTGTCCGAACTGCTCTCGTCACCGAAGGGCGATGGCCCGGCGTGCGCCGAGTCACGGTCGACCCAAACCGCCGACGGCCCCGCTCCCGCCGAGAGTCCGGCAACCGCCCGGACCGATTCGCCCACCGGCACGGAAACGAACGGGTTCCTGCTCGCCGATTCCGGGCTCCGTGACGAGACGCCGGCCGCCCCGTCGACCGACACGCCCGTGCCGGGCGAATCTCCCCGGGCTGTTCGGTCGGACGGTGTACCGCTCGTCGAGGCACTTGCGGCCGTCCCGGCGGACCCCGGCGGCCGATCCGAATGGACGGGAACGATTCCGGCCGATGACCCCGTTCCCGGAGAATGGCCCGGTTCCGTCCGGGCCGATCGGTACGGCCCACCGGAAGCGCTCGTGGGGGGCCGTGTGGACGTCTTGACCCGGCTCGAATACCCGCTCTCGCAACGCGTGGACGGCGTCCACCCGGTCGAATGGACCGGGGTCGTGCTGTTAACCGCCGACGCACTCGTCCCCGTCGAGTGGACGAGCACCCAGGCCGCCGAACGGCCCGCACCGGGCAGCGCGGCGGTGATCGTGAGCCTCGATCGCGGCGCCCCGGCCGAAGTCCTCTGTTCGCCGCCCGCCGACGCCGGATTCGGTCTCGAAGGCCTGGGCGCACTCCGCCCGGACCTGCTCAGTCGGTCTGAGACGACGGGTCGCTTCGTGCTCGACCGCCCGCACCCGCTCGAACACGGTGCCGGCACAGTGACCGACCGCCCCGGCACAACCGAGGCCCTGAGTACCGTCCCACGCGGCGGTGTTTCGGCGTTCGAGTGCTTGGCCCTCTCCCGCACGGACGGACCGACGCCGGGCGAATTCCGGCTGGTAATCAAAGCCGACACCGCCGTGGCAGACGAAACCCTGCTGACCACACTCTCGGTGGTTCTCGACCGCCTCCTGCCATTCGAGGTGCTGGCCACATCGAGGCGGGACGATCGACCGTCAGCCGACTTCGTCGTGCTCCTCGACCTCGACGCCATCCTGGCCAGCGAGTTCGCCTCCACGCCCGAGCCGCCAGGCCCCGCCAACCGAAAAATCACAGTCGGGCGGGAAAATCGGACCCTCGCGGTCACGCTCGACGGCCGTCGGATCGTGGTCCGGGACAACCGACTGACCGTCGTGCCGGGGGCCGACGGCAGCGACTAACCCAGGAGCCCACATGACCGACAGCTACTTCAGCAAGACCGCCGCCGAGGACAAGGACTACACCGTCGACTGGTCCCAGGACCTCGGGACCGACACGATCGCCACCAGCACCTGGAGCGTCGAGCCGACCGGCTTGTCCATCAGCGCACCCGCGCCGAGCAACACGACGACCGCGGCGACGGTCTGGACCTCCGGGGGCTCCCCGGGCGCGAATTACCTCGTCACGAACACCATCACGACCACAGGCGGCCGGGAGCTGGAACAGCGGCTCGTGATCTCGATCAACCCGCCCGGGTACTAAACACCACGAGCACACCCAAGGAGGACCGATGCCACCCAACACCGAAGAACGGCTGCTCAAGCTGGAGCTGCAGCTCCCCACCTTGACCGAGGCCACCCGCGAGAACAGCGACGCCATCAAGGGCCTGACCCGGACGATGACCGAACTGACCGCCGCCCTCAGCTTCAACCGCGGGGCCGTGACGTTCGCGTTCCGCGTCGCCGGAGTGACCACCACCGTGATCGGCGGGATCGCCGCGTTCTTCATGTGGCTGAACGGAAAGTTGCACTGATATGACCGACATCCTGGGAGATCTGATCGAAGGCTTCGAGGGCCGCCGCCTGTTCGTGTACGACGACGCGACCGGCCTGCCGCTCAAGAAGGGCGACACGCTACAAGGCAACCCCACGATCGGCGTGGGCCGCTGCCTCTCGACCCGCGGGATCAGCAACGACGAGGCGGACCTGTTGAAGGTCAACGACCTGACTCTGGTCCGCCAGGCGGTCGCACACGCCCTCCCGTGGGTCACGGCCGTGTCCGCCAATCGCCAGGCCGTGCTGCAGTGCATGGCCTTCCAGCTCGGCGTGTCCGGCCTGTTGGAGTTCCGCGTCATGCTCAGTTACTGCCAGCAGGCCCGCTACCAGGACGCGGCGGCGGCCGGCCGGCAGAGCCGGTGGTACGAGCAGACCCCGGAGCGGGCGGAAAAGTTGATGGCGATGTTAGAGGCCGGATAGTTGTTGCGCGAACCATCAGACGGGGGCATACTGCCCAAAACAATCAACCACGGAGGGTACCATGTCCATTTTCACGAATCTTGAGACCGATTTCGACAACTTCTGGAACAACCACGTCAAGCCGTTCCTGACCCAGGACGTGGAGCCGATCCTGAAGACGTTTGTCCAGCAGTTCGATTCGCAGTTCGGCCAGCAGGCCATCACGGCGGCCTTGGGTGCCGTGGGCACCCTGGCCACCGGCGCGGGCTTCGGCACCGTGGCCACCGGCCTGGCAACCACGCTGATCGGGGACGCAAAAGCCGACGCCAAGTCCGACGTCACACTGGACGCCACTCAGGTACTCCAGACAATCCAGAGCGCCTTGCAGGTGGCGAAAGTCGCCAACGGTGTCGTGACACCGGCAGATCAGACTGCCGCGGCGGCAATCACCCAGGCACCGGTCGCGGCACCGGGCTCGCAGGCCTCAGCATAAGGGTCCGGCCCCGGCGACAGGGACCGCCGGGGCCACCACCGATGGACACGCTCATCACCATACTCACCGCCGGGCTCCGCCTCATCGGCCTCGCCGAATGGTTCGACGGCTGGCTGAAGCAGCGAGAGGCGGCACAAAAGGCCCAGAACATCGCCAATATCCCGACCACCGACAAGGAATGGACCGATGCCGCTAAAAATGGTGATCTATAGCGGCCTGCTGCTTCTCACGGCATGCTCGCAGCCAGACAACTCCGTGGCTATCAAGCAATTCTCTCGCGATGAACAGACCCGCATAGCCAGTGAGCGAAACACCCTTGTCGACTCGGCAGGAGATCGCCCACTCCTTGACACGAATGGCCACCGGGTCACTTTCACCATGACGCCCGCCGTCTTCGACGACTGGGAGCGAATGCGACGCGAGTTACGGGGCAACTGATGCTCAACCACGTCGAGCGATACCTCGGCCGCAAAGAGAGGCTGGGCGGGGACCCACAGCAGCAGAAGGACGGCATCGTCTTTAAGGGCATTCAGGCGGTCATGCTCGGCTCCTTCGTCCTGGCCGCCGGAATGCTCCTCGCCAGTGGCACGTTCGGGCCGGGAAGATAAAAGGCACCAGCCACGCACAAGGGCGATGGACCAAAGGCGACCCCGCGCCCCTTTCCCCTCTGACCTCAAGCGTGCCCGTTGAAACACACAAAGCCCCCCCCGAGCGCTCGCCTCTGGTCTCTGGGGTTCCGGGTATGCGGGGCCCCCACGCTATGAACCCCGCATACCCTACACCCCGACGGCCGACGGCGAGCAAAGGCCGGGAGAAGCATGGCCGAAAGGCCAGAATGAAAGCAGTGATGGAACTGCGGAAGAAACCGCGGAGAGCAACATGAGGTCGTCCAGGAAGGCCGGAGCGTGCAAAAAAACGCTTCGCCACCCGACGAAAGGAATCCGGCACGCCATCACTGACCTGATGTGGAAGTCGGAGATGATCGAGGGCGCTGGCGGCGCCACCTGGAGCCGGCCGTCACCCGGTTCGCGATGACGCTGACCCAGGACCCGAATCGTGAGCCAGGCGTTCCAGATTAGCGATCGATCGTGAAGCTCGGTTGCGCGTTCTGCAAGGTCCCGATCGATGTGACGAACGGGTTCACATCGGCCGGAACGGAGCAGAAATGAAAAGTATTAAGCCCCCGTGCGCTCCGGCGCGCGGGGGCTTTTTTGCGTTGAACCCCTATGGAATCCATGCACGGAACGCGACCAGCGGTGCGCTCGACCACCCACCGGAACACGCCCAGACCGCTCCCGTGCTCGGCCCGCTTGGCCAGGTGCGGATCGATCCCGCGCTCGCGTAACAGTTCCCGATGCGGTTCCGAGTCGTATCCCCGATCCGCATACCGATTCTGGGGTCGGTGGACCGGACCGCCCTCGGGTAACCGGGGTCCGGCGGCATCGACCAAGGGCACCAGTTGGGTCACTTCGGCCACATTAGCGGCGGTCTTGACACCGGCGACGGGGACGCCGTCGACGTCCACGAGTAGGTGCTGTTTGATACCCGGGCGCCCGCGATCCGTGGGATTCGGTCCGCTTCCCTCGACCCCACCGAACGCCCGAGCAAAGGTGCCGTCGACGGCCGCTCGGGACCAATCAATCTTCCCAACGTTGTCGAGCTTGGTCAGGAGCAGTTGGTACAGGGCGTACCACACGCCCGCCGCCTGCCAGTCCCGAAGTCGTCGCCAGCAACTCATGCCGCACCCACACCCCATCTCGGCCGGCAAGTACTCCCACGGGATGCCGGTCTTGAGCACGAACAGGATCCCAGTCAGGGCCTCACGATCCCCGATCGGCTTGCGCCCGGGGTATCGGAACCGGCGCGGCTTGGGTGCCGGGAGCAGTGGCGGGATCATCTCCCACAGCTCATCCGGCAACAACGGCTTGGCCATGACATCACCTCGCAAGGGCGCAACAACCCCGGTCGTGGTGACGCGAAACCCGTACCAATTACCTCATTCTGTTAGTGCCTCTAAAGGAAAGGATCGCGTTTCCTCGCTTGGCAAAACGAATAACAACATGCAACCTTGCCGAATGCTGCCGATCGACGGGTGTGTTAGCTGTGACTGTGACAAACCAGGGAGTAGTCCAATTCCGGAATTTTCTCGATGGTAGCCTGAGATTGTAAAAAGATAGATCATCATTGTATCCATTTGGAATGTCAAGATTGCTCGCATCGTGATGCCACCTTATTCTTCAGCCGTCAATCCGGTACGCATTTCAAATTCAAGCGCAGCCTCCCGCACCTCCGGATTACTCGACTTCTTTCCGGCAACGATGTATTGTGCCAGCAGTCCGGACTGATTGACGACCTGAAGCACCTCCAGAAGGCGTCGATACTCCCACTCGTCATCCAAGTCGAGAGTAGTGCGAACCACACTTGGCAACAACTCATGAACATCGGCTGCCGGGATTTTCGACAACACAGTTCTTGACGCGACGATAGGGCCAACATTTTGATACTTACAAGCCGCCTCAAGCAGTATCGCAACGACGGCCATTTGCTCTGGAAGCGGCAAGTCGCATTTGCCATCAATCCAGAGAGTTGCGAGCGGGCACAACTTCTGAAATTTACAATATAGTTGAATTGTGAATCTGTCTGGCACTGACTACCCCAGTATTCAGGGCATACGCACTATGAACCCCTAAAATTCCCGGGAGTTGGGGAGCTCCGGGGTTAAAAACCGGCCACTTGTGTTGGCTCCGGTTCTCGAAATCACTTGTTTCCAGGCGTTTTCATAGTGCGCCCGCCCTGCCCCGTACTCTCAGTTTCCGTATTGCGTCACCAAGTCCCAATTAATGTCGTCGGGGAAAACCAGCAGAGACACTGGCGTCTCACCCTCACATTCTCGGCCTGTAACGTACAGCAGGGCAGAATAAGCACTGAGGCGCACTGCGTCAGGAACAGCAGAATCGCGAACCATTTCGGACGCGAGATCGCAAATACGCCGGTCATGGGACAAAGCATAGAAACGGCTCAGGATTAGCCAGGCGATCTCCTGCTCATCCGTTGAATAGTCAGCATTCTTCGTAGTCGCAATCTGCTGAATTCGAACCATTTCTGGTTCTGGCAGATCGTACTGGTCACGAAGGAGGCATAGAGCAAGGAGACGATTGAGCGACTCCGGGGAATGAAGGAGCTGATATTGGGATTCTCGGTCGTGCCTGATTCGAAGATACTCTTGCCCAAACAGCTTCAGCAGAATGGGATCAGTTTGCGAGACTAGATCACCTACTCCGTTCTCCCCTGCCTCGTGAAGATTATGGCTATTATTCATTTCAATAATCTCAATTGGTTTCAATTGTCTACCCAATTGTCTGACTCTCAACCGATGTATCGCCTGAGCTTGGCTGGCTTAGCGTGTTGACGTTCCCTGCTTGCGTAGCCGTATAAATCCGAGGACCAAGTGCGGCAGGCCGAGGTATGTGACCTTAAGTTTCTTGTACCGCGTTGCGATACGGCAGAACTGTTTGGCCTTACCAAACAGGCGCTCGATCCGATTCCGCTCCCGGTACCCAGTAGCTGTCCGGGTCGAATGCCCACAGGTCGGGGTCCCGGTTGGCCCGCAACGGGATGTTGGGATTTACCTCCCGGTTCAGGCAGTCGCACCGCAGTTGGTCCCGTCGAACCCCTTGTCCCCGACGATCTCGTCCACCGCGATGCGCTCGATGGTGCGGTCGAGTATCGGCACCAGCAACGGGGCGTCGCCAGCTTGGCCGGGAGCGATGTCCACCGCGACCACCGTATCCTCGTCGGCCACCGTCGCGATGATCTTGGTGCTCAACCCACCCCGGCTGCGCCCCAGCGATTGAGACTTCGCCGAGCGCTCGGCCCCGATCTTTTATGCTTGCGCCGTACTGGTGGGCGCGAATGATGGTCGAGTCAATGAGCACCCAGCGCAGCGCGTCGATTCGAGCGGGGGATGGACCGAGGCGGGTACGGCATGGGTTGAAGTTCGGCCGCCGGATGAGGTCAAAAATTCCGGCAGCCGAGAAGAGATCGCCGCCAGGGTTCGGCTCACGACAGAAGGCGGTCCGACCGCTTCATGCCGGGGCGCCGATTACGAGGTGCTTTCGCACCATCGCAGCGAGTTGATCGGGCGTGGCGACCTCGACACCTGACGCCGTGGCGTCAACTACACACTTCACCAGAACCTCGAAGATGGAAACGTTGGAACTCATCTCTCCAGAGGACGCCAATCAAGCATCAAATAGTATATAGAATATTAACATCTCCGCTTGGCTCAAACACTTCGACAAATATCATGTCTGTTTCAAATCCTTTAGGTACGTCTATTGGCACAGCAACGATCCAGCCTGCGCGAGGATCGCATCGGCTATTCTCTTCAAAACGGTCACTCCAAATCGGCCTGGTCCCGATTCGGCTTCCTTCATCTCGGACAGCTCCGACAGCCAGATCCACCGCTTCTTCTTTAGTCATATTACAGCTCCACTACAGCACGATATTATATTGTAAATCAGTCGATCAGTCCATTATCATACAGTTTTTTAAGATCTGCGATGTATTTTTTTGCTGATTCAATTTCAGCCTTACTGAAACGCGACTCGTTGGCCATAATTTGTTCATAAACGTAATTTTCCCGTGCAAATTTACCTAGTTTTTCATATGCATCTTTGCCAATATTAGACCATTGCTGCGCATGCATAGATTCGTGAAAAGCCTCAAAATCAGTTGCTCCTTCTCTTAAATAAATAGTCCCAGATTCGTAATCAAAAGTTCCAGCCATTGTCTTTCCGACATATATATCAATCTCTTGATCGGCATTAAGCTTAACTTCTACACCGCGGTTTTTCATGTCGGCAACGAATGCATCAGAGTTTCCGATTGGCTTTCCGCCTGCAGGCCGTGCGGGTCGTCTTGCGGAATCGAACCCTTGAGCGGTTACTTTCTTTGGGCCACATTGCAGCCCTGATAATGCCCGGCCGGCTCCTTCCGTTATTATTATTACGACAGCATCGACTGCCCGCGCCCCGCCGACTTCCAGAAGATCGCCGTAGTCCCCAGTCGTTACGAATTTATAGATTGCATTGTTCAGCCGCGCGGTTTCGTCGACTGGAGCCATAGTCAGTCCGAACCAGCCTTGAAATGCTTGCTGGATCGCAGCTCCAACTGACTGCGGTCGTGGGATACTGGCATACGCCGAAGGCGACCCGTCGACACTCGAAATGACGGCATCCGCGAGTGGATTCGCGAGTCGAAGAGGCAGCAATGTCTGGTTAACTTGATTGTGCATGCCGTTGGTAACACGACCGGTATCCTGCGGAGCGACAATTTGTCCGATACCGATGACGGGGAAGATGACACCCACGGTGCCCTCGAACGTCGGCCAGTCCCGCAGCCCCGTCGGGTCCGTGTTGTCCGTTGGATTATTCCCTTCCATCCGGTACAGGTTGACATCCCCACCCCCGAACCCGGTCGGGTCCGTCGCGGTCCACACCTGGAGCGTCGGGCTGTAGAACCGGCTCAGCGACACGTTCAGACCGCTCACCGCATCATACCGCATGCCCTGATACCCGTACACCCAGCCGTAGGCGCTGCTCGACAGGGTGCTCGTGTAACCGGCGTTGTAGATCGTCACCACACCGAACGGGCTGTACACGTACCGCTCCACCACCACCCCGCTCCCGTTCACCAGGGCGGTCACGTTCCAGTTCGCATCCTGCTGCACCCACAGCCGCTGGTTCAGCGTCCCCGGTGTGCCCGTCGCGTTGTCCCGGAGCACCAGCGCGTTGACGTACACGGGGCTCCACACGTACCGGGCCGTCGCCGCACCGCCCACCTGCTCTTCCAGCACCTGACCCTGGTCCGAGTAGTACAGGTCCGTCGTCGTCCCGCTCGCCGTCACCGTCACCCGCCGCCCCAGCCCGTCGTAGCGGAACGTTTCCAGCGTGGTGCCGCTGGAGTTCTTCACCACGACCAGTCGGTTCCAGGCGTCGTACACGAACGTGTTCCCGTTCTGGTCACCCGTTATGTTCCCGTTCGAGTCGTACGTCGGCGTCGTCGCCCCGCTGATCCCCGTGATCTCGTTCTGCGCGTTGGCCGTCCGCGTCTGCGTGCTCCCGTTGGTGGTCACGCTGGTGAAGGCACCCACACCGTTGGTCACGTAGCTCTGACTCGCGTTGGCCGCCCCCGTCAGACCCGTCCGCGTGCCATTGAGCGTGCCACGCTGGAACGACGCCAGTTGGTTCTCCCCCGTGTACGTGTACAGTTCTCCGAACGACGCCCCCGCCGTCGTGTTGTTGTTGCGCCACAACACGTTGCTGTCCGCGTCGTACCCGTACTGGAACTCGTCCGTTACGGTGCTCGTGCTCGTGTTCACCCACTGAGCATCCACCACACGCCCGAACCGGTCCAGACCCACGTACTTGTCGCCCGCGTCACCGGTCCCGCCCGTGATGTACGTCTGGTTCACGTTGGTCTGCGGGTGGTCCCGCTCCACCACCGTGCCCAGACCCAGGAACTTGTAACTCTCCAACGTCCCCGTCGAGTCGCTCAGCGAGGACAGGCGGCTGATCGTGTTATTGATCCCCGACCCGTAGTTGTACGTCAGCACGTATCCGTCCGGGTACGTGACCGACGTGGGCCGCGAGTTGTTCACCCCGCCCGACATCTCGGTGTACGCGTACTGGACCACCGGCGTACTCGAGGTGTTCACGGCCCCGGACGCCGACTGGTAATCCGCGGTCAACTGACCCAGACCGTTGTACACCCGCTGGACCTGGTTCACGACGGTGCCGCCCGAGGTGGCACTGTAGCTGGTGACCAGGTACGCGTTCCCCTGTCCGTCGTAGGCGGTGGTGATGAGCCGCACGGTCCCGTCCACACCGCTCCCCAGCGTCGTCACCGCGTCCGACACCTGGCGCCCGAGCACGTCGTAGGTGTACGTGTGCGTGGTTCCGTTGCGGTCTGTCAGGGTGAGGGTCTGGCCCAGGGCGTTGATCGTGGTGGTCACCTCCTGCGCGCTGCTCGCCAGCCCGCTGGTCCCGTCCGGGTACTCCGTGATCCCCACGAGGTCGTTCGAGTTGATGGCGCTGCCGGTGCCGGTGGTGACCCCGTAGGCGTAGGCCGTGACCTGCACGCCCCCGCCCGACTGGTACGCCGTCACGCTGGTCACACCGATCTGGTTGTACGTGAACCCGGTGGTCGCGTTCGACGTGCCCGTCACCACCCCGTTGGTGAAGTCCTGCACGGTCCGCACCGCACGGCCCTCGGCGTCCGTGTACGTGCGCGTCACCGCGCCCGCCGAATCCGTCTCGACCGACGCGAGTCCGGCGTCTCCGCCCGCGGACACGGTGACCACCGCGACCACCTGAGACGTGCCCCCGGTCAGGCTCGACCCGGTGCCCGTGATGACGGACTGGTAGCTATTCGCCAGCGTTCCCGTGAAACGGACTTCCCAGCCGGCGCCGCTCGGGGCCGCCGTCACCGCCACGTTCCCGGACCCGATCGAGGACAGCGCTTGCAGGGCGGTCTGCACCGTCGCCGCAGTCGCGTTGTACGCAATGCCGCCGGTCGTCTGACCTCCGAACGTGAGAGTGAACGTGCCACCCGTCGGGTTGCCCGTCAGGGCGATGTCCTGCACCGCGTCCGTGCTATAGCTGGTGGCGGTCACCAGGACCGTGCTGGAACCGGTGGGAACGGTGGACGGACGGGTCCACGCGGTGCCTCCGTTCGTGCCCACGTTCACGCTGGCGATGCGTCGGTCGGCCAGGTCGTAGTAGTACGCCACGTAGCTGACCCGGGCATTCACACCGGTGGTCGAGGTACCTAGCGCCCCGGTCCCCGTGGCGGTGTCGAACCGATCGCTCGTCACCACCTCCAGCACGTTCCCGTTCCCATCGTAGGCGTACACGGTCTGGGTCAGCACATCGTCGCTGGCCACACTCGAGGCGGTCGCGTAGCTCGTGCCCCCCGCCCCATCCGTCCGGTACTCCGCCGTCACCCGGCCCGCACCGTCGTACGTGTCCTTGGTGACCAGCCCGCCCGGGACCTGGGTCTCGATCACGTTGCCGTTCGGGTCGTACCAGGTGAGCGTGTTGAGCGTGTACGGCCCCACCGCACCCGTGCTCGGGTTCACGTCATAAATGCTCTCTTCGTACACCTGCCCTAGCTCGTCGTAACTCGTGGTGCTCTGCGCCCGCAGGTACGAACTGATCCCGCTCGGCAGGCTGAGGACGCCACCGGAGATGGTCGGGGCCAGCCCGTCGGCCGCGTACACCTGGACCTCCGTCACCTCGCCCAGGTTGTCGTACGTCCACACCGTCAGCGGCCGGTTCACGCCCGACGACTCGCTCGTCTGCACGCCGCCCTTCTCCGCCACCTTCCGGTCCCGCCAGTCGTACCAGTACTCGGTCACCTCGGCCGCGGCGCTGCCACCGGGGTACGCGGTCACCGACGTCAGGTTCCCGTCCCCAGACCCGCCGGCGTCGTACTGGTACGACGCGACCTGCACCATGTTGCTGGTGCCCGTGTTATTCGTGGGGGACCAATACCCACTGGCCGGCGTGTCGTTGGTCCCCACCCACACGCTCACCTTGCGCCCCAGGTCGTCGTACACGGTCCGGGTGATGGTGCCCAACTGGTCCACCTCGCGCTCCACCCCGCCGTCCGCCGCGTACGCGTACTGCGTCGCGTCGTAGTTGACCCCGGCCGTGCCCAGGATCACCCCGGTCGCCCAGGTGAGCCCGGCCAGGTTGAAGTAGTCGTACGCGGCCGTCATCTGACCCGCCGCGTTGTGGGCCTGGATCGTCAGCGACTGGACCTTGGTGATCGGCTCGGTGCCGGTCGGTGCCCCACCCGAGACGGTCGGGGCCGCCGACATGGTGAGGACCTCGGTCACCCCGGCCGCCCAGTCGTCGATCGTCACCCGGGTCGGACCGGTCGGCGTCCCGGTGCTCGTGTTCCACCCGTCGTACTCACGCACCTCGTGGTCCGGGTCGTCGTACACCCAATAGGTCACGGTCCCGTTCGGGGCCGTCTCCTTGGTCACCCGGCCCAGGGCGTCCACGACGTCGCTGGTGACCAGTTGGAGCCCGCCCCCGGATCGGGTGGTCCATCCGCTCGGCAAGTTCGTGAACGTGCTCGTCTGGGTCGTGTCCACGTCCGTGATGGACTTCACCACGGCGCCCGTCAGCGGGTCCGTCTGGGCGTAGTCAATGAACCCGTTCGCATCTTGGGTCCACTGCACGTTCCCGAAGGTGTCGTACACCGTGACCGTCGTGTTCGCAGTGTTGGACCCGTTCTCGGCGGTGGTGATGGTGGGCAAGGTGGTGGTGACCGATTGCTCCTGGGCCGTGCCCGAATACCAGGTGTAGCTGTAGCTCGTCGTCTGGCCCCCGGTCCCGTTGGTGTTGCGGTACACCGTGTCGGTCGCGACCGGGGTGTCGATCGCGCTGCCCACGGTCTGGTCGAAGTACGTCCACGCCTCCTGAGGGACCGCGGTCCCGAGCTGCCCCTGGCTGATCGCCGTGCTCTGCACGTACCCGGCCACCCCGCCGGCCGTGGTCGCCGTCGCCGTCGTCGAGCTGTAGTAAGTGAACGTCTCGACCAGGCCCGACGAGGACGAGAGGTACGTGGACCCGGTCCCCGAGTAGTTCACCAGGTCCGCGTAGCTGTCGGAGTAACCCGATACCGCCGACGGGGCGGCCTCCAGGATCACCTGGCCGAGCGAATTGTACCGGTAATACGTGACGTTCGTGACCCCGGTCGTCGGGTCCGTCACCGCGTCTAGCATGACCTGCGCGTACGCGTTCGTGTATACCGTCTGAACGGCGTTGCTGGGAAGCGTGACCACGGTCTTGGTGGCCCAACTGTTGTACCCGGCCGCGTTCGTGCTGGTCGTGTACGCGAACGTGTACGTGCCCTGACCGGCCGAGCACAGCGAGCACCCGACCCCGGCCGCGATCTCCTCCGTCACCCGGTTCAGCGCGTCGTACTGGAAGTAGTTGTCCGCGTACGTCGCGACGGTCGCGTTCCCGGCCGCGTCCACGGCCGCGTCGGTCCCCCCGGCCACGGCCTGGAGCCGGGCGTACTGGTCCGGGTCGACCACGTCCTCCAACCCGCCCTGGTACCCGGTCTGGACCCCGCCGGTCATCACGGTCGAGGTGTAGTACCGGTAGTAGTACTCCCCGAGCACGTTCCCCGCCGGGTCCTTGATGATGGCCCGTTCCAGGTCCCCCAGGTTCCCGTTGGCGACCCCCGTGGTGTAGTACTGGTACGTCACCGACTGGACCGTTTGCCACGCGCCGCTCCCGGTCTGCTGCTCCAGCGCGACGGTTGCCAGCTTGCCCGCGTTGGGGTCGGTCGAGGGCAGGTACGTGTAGAAGTACGCCGCGGTGTACGCGGTCCCGCCGACGGTGCCCGTCTCCGCGACCTCGGACGGCTCTCCGGCCGCGGTCCACGCGACCACCTGCATCAGGTTGCCGGCGCCATCGGCCCGGGACACCAGCGCGCCCTGCTGGGCCGCCGGACGGGACGACCCGAACCCGGCGAACGTGAGCACCCCGCCGGACCCGTCCGGGAGCGTGAACGTATCGGCCGAGGAGTTGTACGTGACCCCGCCGGCCAGGAGCCCCGAGGTGTCCGAGTACGTCGGGTAGATCCCGGCCCCGTTCGCGGTCCCCTGACCGGTGAACGTGTACGCGGTGCTCGCGTTCACCATCAGGTACAGCGTCGACCCGGCCAGCACCAGGCGCGGCTGACTCCCGTCGGCCCACCCGTTCCCGTTATCCGACCCGATCGAGTACACGGGATTGTTCGACCACGTCCGGGCCTGCCCCCAGTCGGTCCCGAACGCGTTCGATGCGAGGTCCGTCGCCGCGATCGTCGCCACCCCGTCGGCGTACCGGATCGGTTCCGAGGTTGCGTCCGACTTCGCAACCGGAGTCTTGGCGGCCGGGGCCTTCGCGGTGTTCGTCAGCGGTCCACCCGTCGGACAGCCCGTGGAGGGCGGGGCTTGGTTCGGTGCCGGGGTCTTAACCGTCTGGTTCGTGGACCCGCTGCTGCCCGCGAACGTCGCGTCCCCGGAATACACCGCGGTGATCGTGTGCCCCCCGGCGACCAGATTGGTGACCGTCACCGCGGCCGTCACGCCGCTCAGGGTCACGGGGCCACTGCCGATCGGAGTCCCCCCGTCGTAGAACGTGACCGTCCCGGTCGGCGGTCCCCCGCTCGCGGCCACCGTCGCGGTGAACGTCACCGCCTGACCGCCCATCGACGGGTTGGCGGACGACACCACGGTCGTGGTGGTCGGGGTGAAGGTCCCGACGACCTCGACCGCCGGCGGGGAGCCCGACCCGAGGTACTCGTAGTCCCCGCCGTACACGGCGGTCAGGACGTGCGACCCGGTCGTCAGGGTCGTGGTCGTCAGGGTCGCCACCGCCGAGGTCCCGGACGCGGAGAGTGTCCCCGTCCCCAGGGCCGTCGTCCCGTCGTAGAACGTGATCGTCCCGGTCGGGACCGTAACACCGGACGGGAACGACCCGAGCGTCGCCGTCAGGGTCACCGCCGCCCCGCCCGAGGCCGGGTTCGGGGAGGCGCTGAGCGCGACCGGCGGGCGGTCCTCGATCCGCACGTCCGCCGTCGGCGACCCGCCCGACCCCCGAGCCCCGACCCGCCGCCGGCCAGGTATCCGCTCCCGGCCCCGACCGTCACCTGGAACCCCCGCGTCCCCTCCCCCGCATGGGTCGTCAGGGCCGTCACCACCAGGTCCACTTCCGTCTGTCCCGCCCCGAACGTCACCGTTCCCCCGGTCCCCGTCAGGGAGTAACTGCTCCCCGTCCCCCCGTTGGCCGTGATGGAGTAGTCCGTTCCCCAGGCGGCCAGCGGGTCCCCCGCCGCGTCGGGACCGATCCCCAGGCTCACCGTCAGCGGCGAGCCGGGGGACGTATTTCGGTTCACGCTGATGATGGTGGAGGTCGCGCCCTCGGCCAGCACCTGGGCCAGGGGAGCGACGAACACGTACGGCGAGCCCGATCCCCCGGATACCACGTTGACCACGGCCGACGACGAGGCCCCGCCCGTTCCACCGGACCCACCGGACCCGCCGGACCCACCGGCGAACGTCACGCTCGACGTCACCGTGATCGTGTACGACCCGGCCGCCCCGTACGAGTGGCTGGCGGCGAAGTAGTCCGCCGTCCCCAGCGTCAGGGTCTGGTTACTCGATGGGATGCTCACGGTCCCCGTGCCGTCCCCCCAGTTCACCGACAGGCTCACCGACGATATCGGGACGGACGAGGTCACGACCCCACTGATCCCCGTCGCGGGTCCGACGGTCGGGTTGGGCGTGACGACGGTGAACGACTCGTTCACCGCCGGAACCAATCGGTCCTCCATCGCTTCGAGACCGAGACGCACCCGTCGTGGACTCACCGGCCGACTCCGCCGACACGACCGGTCGGCGAGCCAGTGGCGGAGGGCGAGTAAACGGTCGAGGAGCGGGTACGCGCGGGAGAGGGTACGGGTCATCAGACGCTCGACTCGTGGAGAGAGATGGGTCAAACGAATCTGATCGCACGCGACCTATCGATAATGAACGCGTGGGTGACGGGTATCGTTCATCGCGATACGGTCGGTGGAATGGTAAGCTCAGATGAGAAGCCTGTCGAGTGGGATTTTGGCGATTTTTCCTAAAATAACGACGCGACGCAATCGATGCAACATTGCGATATATATATTTGTATCGTGTTTATCTCTCGACCCCGGTGAAGACGTTGCACCGGGCCCGTTGGTCGCGATCCCGTGCCGGATGGGGAGCGATGACCACGGGACTTCGGGTACTTGCGGCCGTTATCCTGGCTCCTTTTCACACGCACCGGCCGCACGCCGCGGACCCCGTCCGACAAAATGGCGCCAGCCGGTTCACCGAGCGGCGCATTCACGGCGCCCGAAAACGGACCGCCCGTTGGAACGGCTCGGCACCCGACGAGCGGCGGACGTCTCGCGATCACGCGCCGGTCCCGCGGCCGCTCGGCCGGGCGGCCAGCTCGGTCAGGAACGCCTCCCACCGGGGCACCACCACGTCCGGGTGCCACCGAGTGGCCCCGGCCCGAGCGGCCGCGGACGCTCCCGCGTACGCCCCGGGATCATCCCACCACCGGAGTACCGCGGCGATCCACGGCGCGACCTCGTCTTCCGTCGGCGGGCGGACGCTCTCCGGGGTGATATCTGCCGGAATCGGGAGGCACACGCCGCCCGCCCCGACCACTTCCGGCAGCGCGCCCCGGTCGCTCGCCACCACCGGAATCCCGTTCCGCATCGCCTCGGCCGCGACCCGCCCGAACGACTCCCGCCACACCGACGGCACGAGCATCACCCGGGTCAGCCGGTAGAACCGCCGCGGGTCCGGAGTACTCTCCATCCGGGAGAACGAGCGCACACGAGTTAGGTCAATGCCGCACTGCCCGAGGCCGTCCACTCGCCCCCGCCCCTCAACCACCAACAGGGGGATGTCCGGCCGGTCCCGGCCGAGGATCTCGGCCACCCGGGCGAACACCCGCACGCCCTTCTCCGGTATCGGATTCACGAACGTCAGGTACTTCCCCCCGTCGGGCCGATCGACCCGCACCCGAGCGTCGTCGATCACCGGGGGCAGGGCGACACATGCGATCCCCAGGGCCGCCCGGTGGTGGGTCCGGCTGAACTCGGACGGGACGACGACCGCGTCGCACCCGACGAACGCGGCCGGGTCGGGGTACGCGAAGTTGTGCAGCCAGAACGCGACCCGGGCACTGGCCCGGCGCGCGACCGCGGCCACACCAGCGCTGGCCGCGTCCCCGCCGTAGGTCAGGACCACGTCCGGGCGGAACCGGGCGATGATCTGTTCCAGTGTGCCCAGGAACGCCCCGGCCTCGTCGGCCGACGGCCATCGGGCTGATGCGGGCGGGTCGGGCTCGAACACGGTCACGGGGAACCCACCGGGTTCGGATTCGGTGAACACGGTGAACCGCACCGGGCCGCACGTCCCGGGCGCGGACGCGACGCCCGCCCGGCCCCGGAACCGTGTCCCGATGGGCGGGGCGGCCGGGTCATCGAGGGCCGGGCCGGTGTACGCCCCGACCCGCCACCCGCGGGCGCTCAGGGCCGCGAACAGGTCCCGGGTACACACCGCGGCCCCGCTGGCCGGGTCGTGGTAACAGTGGTACGACGCGAACAGCACCCGCGGACGCAACGCGGCTGGCGGGCGAGCCGCCCAAACGGGACCGATCTCGACCGTCTGGGGCGCGGCGCCGGGCTCGGCCGCGGAAGGTACGATCCGAACCGTGAGGGCCGCCGGGTGCTCGGCGACCGCACTCCCGTCCGGGGACGCGGGGCGGGTCCGGGACAGGCTGTCGGCCCGGACGTAATACCGCCCGCTGGGGTGGGGGACGAACGCAAACACCGCTCCGTTCCGGGCGAACCGGTGCCACAGGTCGGCGTCCTCGGGCGCGTCCCGGTGCCGCCCGCGGGCCTCGTCGAACCGGCCCACCCGGTCGAGCAGATCCCGGCGGTGAACCACCCCGAGGGGGACGGCCAGGATGTCGGTGATCAGGGCCCCGAGGTGAGCTTCCGGGTCGTAGGTCGCAGCCTGTCCGCGGTTCGGGTGCCCGGTTCGGTCCTCGACCAGGTCGTACCGGAACACCAGCACGTCCCCCCGGCCGCGCCACGCCCACACCCGAGCCAGATGGTCCGAGTAGAAGGAGTCGTCGCAATCCAGGTACGCGATCCACTCGCCCCGGGCCGCGGCCAGGGCGGTGTTCCGCGCGGCCGAGGGGCCGCGGTTGACGGGATGGCGGAACACCCGGACCCGGGGGTCGGCGGCCGCCGCGGTATCGAGTTGAGTGCCGGACCCGTCGGCTGACCCGTCGTCCACGGCGAGCAGTTCCCAGTCCGGGAACGTCTGTTGGCGGAGGGAGTCGATCGCCCGGTTCAGGAATGGGGTGCCGTTGTACACCGGCATGACGACGGAGACGGCCGGCGGGGTCGGAGTCATGCGGGGGAACTCCGGGGTGGAGAGCGGCATCATTGTACATGAGTCCCGGCGCGTGAAGAGGGGCACCTCGAACCGCGCCGACCGGCCCCGTCCGAAGCGAGGCGGTTTGGTCTTCCGACTCGCCCCGCACAATCCGATACCGATCCGTCCCGTCCACGTGTTCCCAACGCCACGGTGGAATAAATCCCACGAGCCCGTTTGCTTCCCCCATCGCCGTAGCGCATATATGTGCGCTATGCGATGTTTTTGGAGGATGCACACATGCAGCCGGTTGCGCTGAACGGGGCGGAAGTGTGGGCCTACTTCGTCGAGACCGACGAGGGAATGCGCGTGCGGTTCGCGCTGGACGACTGGCAACGGCTGAACCTCGCGCCGGGACAGCGCGTGCCCGTGCGCACCGCGGGGAGGGGCGATATGTGGCTATTCGTTACAGGCGTCGCGGAGGTGCCACCGGTCGTGTGGGTCACAATGACGCGGCGGATGCGGGCCGCGGGGTGATGTGCCGTTGCACGGCCCGGTCCGTATCATGCCCGTAACGCATTCCCCTTCGCCCGGCCGGTCGCCAACCGCTTCATCTCGAACTCGCATGTCAACCAAAGACAAAACACTCGTCAGCCGAGCCGAATGGGTCGCGGCCATCGGCGAACCGACCCGGCTGTCCATCTTGTTCCTGCTCACGCGGGGCGAGCACACCGTCACGAACATCGCGACGGCACTCCGGGTGGAGATCGTCAACATCTCGCACCACCTGAGACTACTGAAACAGGCCGGGCTCGTGTCGAGCGTGAAGGACGGACGGATGGTGATCTACAGCTTGGTCGGCGCGAAGGTGACAGGAACTGTGTTGGAACTGTCCCATCCAACGGGGGCGACGGTGGCGCTGCCTCTTGTGTGAATGAAAGGGCCCACGGGATGCCGATGAGGTCGCCGACTCGCACCGGATTCAGCCGGTGCGCGCAGAACGATTTCGACCTTGTCCGAGTTGCTACAGAACACCGGGAAATGATGTCGTGAACAGCAAACCGGTCAGCCTCCACGCGTTCCTCTGCGGCACTCACAAACCACCCGATACAGCGAAGACCCGCACGGTAACCCACGCCCGCCACGGGTCAGGGCGGCATTGACCGCCGACCACGTTTCCCCCGGCGCTTCCGGTATCGGTCCCGAGCCCACCCGGGGCCACGTTTCGGTCCGCCGATAATGTGCCACGATCCATGCTCGAATGACGCCGATCGACAACGGCGGAAGGGCCTGCTTGTTCCGTGCGCCCCGGTGCCGGGCCAGCAACCGCGCCAACGAATCGCGACCCGGAAGGCTCCGGACGCCCGCAACGAGCGCGGATTCAATTGCCGCCCAGACCTCCCCATCCGTCCCCGGGATGGCACCCGATGAGCGGACCGGCCACTGGCCCGTCCTCGTGTGGTGGGCGTCGGCCCAGCCCAGGATTTGTTCCACCGTCAGCGGGGGCAGGTCCAAATGGTTACGGGCACCGCGGCATCGGGACAGCAATTGAGCCAGCGAGGACGAACCCGGTAGCCCGCGCCCGCCGACGGTGAGCGCCTGTGCCGCCGCCAACCACGTTTCACCCTTCGTACCAGGGATCGTACCGGAATCGCGCGTCGGCCACGCTCCGGTTCGAGAGCGGTGCGCGTCCGCCCAGGACAGAATCTGATCGATCGTCAGATCGGGGGCGGCCTGCACGTTCCGGACGCCGCGCCGGGCTTCGAGCAGCTGAGCCAGCGAGGTGCCGCCGGGCAGCCCGCGCCGGCCGATGCGAAGGGCGTGGTCCACCGCGCCCCAGGACTCGCCCCGCCCGCCCGTGACAGCACCCGACAGCTTGATCGGCCATTCTCCGGTCCGGCGATGGTGTGAGTCGGCCCAGGCGAGGATTTGCGCCTCGGTCAGTGTCGGGGGCATTCCCTTGTGGCGCCGCTTCCGGCGCGCGAGAAGAAGTTTGGCGAGGGACGACCCGCGTTGGAGCCCGCGGTTTCCGAGCTTTAGGGCCGAATCGATTTGCCGCCAGGTGAGGTCGATGGCGCCCGCGACGGGTCCGTCATCACGAGTGGGCCAGCGGCCGCGCCGCTGGTGGAACTCGTCGGCCCAGCCGAGGATGTCGCTGATGTCGAGTGGGGGGCGCCGCATCGCTCGTCGCCGCAACGTGAGAAGAATGCGGAAAGGATACCACAACAGAGACCTTGATGTTCGGTGGCTTTGCCCAAGGGACCACAAGGCGTGGCACGAAGAGCACGATCCGGAGTGGCCGACGATTTTCGAATTTTACCCTTCGGAGCGGATAGGCCACCCGACGGCATATCCGGCAGACCGCCGTCCCCGTGGTACTGGCACGCCCGCCGCACGGTGTGAACTTTCGCGGCAAGCGACGCAGTCTCGGACAAGACCGTGAGGTAGCGGATGCGAAATTCCAAGAGATGATACGGCATAGTTCTGGCAGAGAAGTGGCAGAGAACTCATTGCAAAACATCGCAAAACGCGCTAATTTGTAGGAGTCACGTGTCCGCCGGTTCAGTCCTTGCCATCGTCGAATTTGCTTGTTTTCTGGGCGTTATCAGCGATTTCGCAGTTGGCGAACTTTCCGACTGAAAATCGCTAGGTCCCCGGTTCAACCCCGGGACTGCCCACTTTCTTAAGTCGTGTTGGCCGAAGCAGTTCAGCTTACCTCCGGGTGGTCCGGAGCGCGGCCGGAAGAGCTCGGTTTACGGGAGAACTCCCGTAAACCCCCTCTATCCGGGAGCGTTCGCGGATGGGCCGCCCTAAAAACCAGACCCCCACTTACAACCTCCACAAGTCAACCGGCCTGGCCCGATGCTGGGTCGGTGGCAAGTGGATCACCCTCGGCAAGTATGGCTCGCCCGAGAGCCGGGCTGAGTTCGCGCGTGTCATCGCCGAGTTGGCGTCAACTCCGGGCGCACCCGTTACGCCGGCCGGGCAGCGTCCCGTGAGGCTGACCGTTGATCAAGTCCTCGTCGCCTTCTGGCGGCACGCCGAGCAGCACTACCGACGGCCCGACGGCTCTCACACAAACGAGTTGCCACAGTACAAGCAAACGTTTCGGGTTCTGCGCGCACTGTACGGCCACACGCCGGCTGCAGACTTTGGCCCCCTCGCGCTGAAGGCCGTTCGCGGAGCGATGGTTGAGAAGAACTGGTCACGGAAGCTCATCAACCAGCGCATCGGTCGGATCCGGCGCGTGTTCAAATGGGCCGCATCTGAGCAACTCGTGCCCGTCGCAATTTTTCAGGCCCTGGGCACCGTCACCGGGTTGCAGCGCGGGCGGGCCGGGGCGCCCGAGACCGAACCCGTCGAACCGGTCGCATGGGAACACGTTGCCCCCGCCCTGCCTTTCCTGCGACCGACGGTGCGGTGTGGGTGTTCAAACCGCCGTACTCGAAGATGAGCTACCAGGGGCGGAAGCGGGTGGTGATGATCGGCCCGCGCGCTCAGGCTGTACTCGCCGCCTTTACCCCCGAGCAACCCACCGACTTCTACTTCAGTCCACAAGCGTCCGTTGAACAGTTTCACGCCGAGCGCGCCGCGAATCGGAGAACGCCCAAGTACGCGAGCCACATGAAGCGCAACGCCACCCGTGCGAAGGGGCAGCACCGCAAGCCGCGGACGCAGTACACCACCGCGAGCTACGGATACGCCATTCGCCGAGCAATCGAACGGGCGAACGCACCGTATGTGGAGGCCGGCGTCGAACTGGAGTTACACATCCCAGAATGGGCACCCAACCAGATTACGGCACTCGCACGGCACAACGGTCCGTCACCGCTACGGCCTCGAAGCAGCCCAGGTCGTACTCGGACACGAACGAGCCGACGTGACACAGGTCCACGCTGAAAAGAACCAAGCCCTTGCGGCAATGGTGGCCGCGGAGATCGGGTAGTTGCGATGTGCGTGCGTCAGTGGTACCGTGAGCCTTCTATCCCTTCGCACGAGAAGTAAACGCCACGAGGACGGAGCGTGCCGAGAGTGCTCCCGGCACGCGTCATTTTGGGGCCCATGTGCCCTCACCCCACTACCCGCACGCTGAGTTTGGGTACATCCTGGCCCCGACCGTCAGCAGCTCAACATCGGGGAGTCAGTTCGCCAGAAGGGTATCAAGGGTGGCACACAAGGTGGGGAATCGGTGAAGTGCCGGCCGCCGGTGATGAGAAAGCGGAACGCCATGCCCCGAGCGTGGGCGCGCTCGGGGCGCTGGACAATGTCGGTTGCCGCGCTGGCTCACGCGGCCGGATCCGGTGCAGCGCGGGGTTCGACCGCCCGGACCAGGGCGTCGTGGAGCCGGAGGTTGGGAGGTGCGGGAAACGCCCACGCGTACACGGCGAACCCCCAGAATACGATCAGTGGGAACAGCCACACCACCAAGAGGGCCATCCGGACGGGATCTGGCAGCGGTCCGGTGCGACCGGCACGCGCCGTCAGCCACAGCCCGAGCGCGAGCGCCGACGTAACGGCGAGCACAAAGGTCGGCCCGATCCGGCGCCCAGAAAGGCCGACCCCGGCGGCGTGGATCGATAGCACGACGATGGCGGTCGCGATCCCGAGGCGGTTACCGCGCACCCCACGGACCAAAGTGCTGAGCACCGTCGTACCCTCTTTGCCGAACGAATCAGCCCACCGGCCGCGCACCCCGCGACACGGTTGGGAAACAACGCATGTGCAGCGGTCCGTGTGTAGCGGAGGGTTCGGCTCCGCGGGAGCAATGCGTTCCGGACTACTGCTCGAGTCCCGGCAATTTGGACTTCAAGGCCGCCCGGCCTTCGGGGGTGACGCGGGCGCCGTACAGGTGAAGATTGCGGAGGTTGTGAAGCCCTTCGAGGTGCTTGAGGCCCTCATCGGTGATCCCAGGGAACGACAGCGACAGAAATTGAAGGTTCGCCATCCCGCGCAAGTGCTTGAGGCCCTCGTCGGTGATGCGCTGGCCTTGGAGGTTGAGGTATTCGAGCTTAGTCAGCCCCGCGAGGTGCTTCAGACCGGCGTCCGTAATCCGTGGGGCCTTCGGCTCCGTGGCGGTGAATTTCTCGTTCCTCAAATCGAGCAGTTTGAGGTTCTCCAACCCTCGGAAATGGGCCACTCCCGCGTCGGAAAGCCCACGACTGCCGAAGAACGACATTGATGTCAACTGAGGTGCGGTTTCCACACACGCCAACCCCGCTTCGTCGATGTCCGAGTCGGTGAACTTCAGGGTCTTCAGGGACGACATGTGGCGGATGCTCGGAAGCCCGTCCCGGCCGAGACGACCGCCGTGAAAACTGAGGTACGTCAGGTTCTTCAGCCCCCGTAGCGCCGGGTCGAACCGGTCGATCCCGCCGGCGTCCGGGAAATGGAGGAACGTCACGGCACCCTCTTTCTCCAATCGAAAGTGGAACGAGTACCCGATGAGCTTGCGGAGGTCGGCGATCGCCTTCTGTTCTTCGGCCGACGCTTGGGCCAGTTTCGGTCCCGACTCCTCGTGCTCGCGTCGATCCGGGTCCACCAGGGGATACGTCCCCACAACTTTCTCGCCTTCCCGGATCAGCAGGTGATGCGGCCCGACCTCGGTGGGTGACAGCACCAGTGAGCACTTCCGCTTGTGTTCTCCGGCTTCGGGCACGACGTCATAGACCTTTCGGCCCTTCTTGTCGGGATCGGGTGTGTCCGTGAGCTTGATCCGAACCGGGATCGGCGAATAGCCCAGCAGCGTGGTGATCCGGATTCTTCCCTTGGAATCCAGCGCCAGGTGATTGGGGTTGAGTCCGAGTTGCCCGGGACCGTCCAAGGTTCCCCGGACCACGAGTTGGCGCGGCTGGTCCTCCCCCTCGGCGTAGTGAATGGCTTCGAAGTGAATCTTTGTCCCGAGCGGGCGATCTTCTAGCGGCGTTGGTCGGTCCGCACCCCCGCTGGAAATAAGCGAGGCAAGGACAAGGAAACGGAGGCCACGCATGAGACCGACTCCAGGAGACATCGTTGCCTTCGCCGAACGATCGAGCTCACCGACCGGGTGTGTCAACGCTTCGTGAGCGTGGGATGACGCGGAGATTCCTCCGGGGCCGGGTGTTACCGCAGCCAGACGAAGTACACCACGACCAGGATCGCCACCGCGATCGCGGGCCCGATGTACTTGCGGTACTTCAGATACCACATCGCGAGCTTCAGCTTCGTCCGCGCGTTCATCGACAGCACTCCGCCACCGTGTGTGACTCACCGACTCACTTCACCTTCTCCGACCGCCGAACGAATAAGCTCACCGGCCGCGCACAACGCGATCAGTGCTGCAAACAACCGATGTGCAGCGGTCCGGAGCAGCTCCGGGCTCGGCTCTTGGCGCTGAAGCGTGCGGCGGTCGCGGCGCGCTGTAGACCGGCTTACCGATGAGAAGCGAGTAGGCACAAACCGCCGAGAAGTTCAGACACACAACGCCCAGTCCTAGGATTGTGGCGGACGGGAGCATGAGCAAGATGCACTCGACCCCGATGGCAACCGCCGGACGTCCTTCCTCGCTCATCGTCCCCAACAGGCCGAGCAAGACCACGGCTCCCAATCCGACTGTAAGCAAGCCCAACCCGATGACCCCGGTTATAGTGGCGGCCTTCGCGACTTCCTTGTTCGTGAGTCGCTTGCGGGTTTCGGCGTCGTTGTTGAAAGGGATTGGCATGGTGCGAGCGGTCCGCCGCAAATTGGTCGATGTTGTAACGCCGCCGAAGGAATCGATGCAAGCCGTGTGTGTTAGCGAAAGGGTATTCGCCCCCGGACTCAGGAGGCTTGCCGTGCGTGACACGATTATCGCGATCGACCTGGGGCGTTACAAGAGCGTGGCGTGCGTGTACCACCATAAACCGAACGTGCCCAAGCAACGAAGCACACGGGACGCGGTACTGGTGATCGGAGAGAAAGCGGTCCCAAGAGAGGCACACTCATGCAACTGAGTCGAGCAACTCCGGCCCCTCGTTCTTCGGGCTGTTCACAAGCGGGTTCGCTTCCACCGCTTCCATCAGATCGGCCGGATACGGCCTCAGCAGCGCGTGCGCGGCCTTCGGCGTGCTGCCCGCGTCGAGCCAGGTCGCGTAGTCGTCCGGTGAGAGGATCGCGGGCATGCGGTCGTGAAACGGCTTCACGACATCGTTCGCTGCGGTGGTGATGAGGCAGCAGGTGAAACGGCCCGACACGCCCCGTTGTTCAGCCAAATAATTGTGGCTTTGGCCAAACAGTATCCCGGAGTCTATACCCCCGAATAGGTAGTTTGGGAAAGCTAAGCGAGTTTTGACGCAATGAACGGATGCACGGAAAAGGCGCAGTTAACTACGGTCGCGCGAACAGGTAAGCGACCGTTCACCTTGCGTGCTTTAGTTTGGATCTGGTAAAAGAGATGGGCCGGCTGAGGAACTGGGATCCCCGCAGCCGGCCCTTGTGACCTTTACACTCACATTGTGACCGCCATTCCCCCTCCGGTCAAGTTCATCCCTTTCGCACCACGCCGATCGGCGGCGCTGCCGTCGTTTCAATCGGTACGGAGTCCGCAGCTATGTCGAGTCTCAGACCTGTTCCACCCCGTCCACCGGGCCGCTCCCCCTTTGATGCTATCCGCCACGTCGATGAGAACTCGGACGGCACCGAGTTCGAATACTGGTCCGCACGTGAAGCGATGGGGCCTCTCGGCTACACTCGCTGGGAGAACATGGAGAACGTGATCCGGAAAGCTAAAAGCTCATGCCGGAACGCGAGTTATGAAGTCGCCGATCATTTTCGTGACGTCACGAAAATGATCGGCACCGGTAAGGGCGCTGAGCGGCCGGTAACCGATGTTCAGATGAGTCGGCTCGGGATGTACTTACTCGCCATGTGTGGCGACCCCGACAAGTCTGAGATCGCGGCTGCACAGCGATATTTCGTCATCCAGACACGTCGGGCCGAAGTCCTGCTGCCCCCAGCGCCCGCTTCGACTCAATCGCCAGCGCCAGAGCCAGTTCTGCGGCCATGGGCCGAGCGGTTCCGCCGCACCTTCATGCCGCACGTCTGTGATTTGCGGCTGAAGCATCCGGGGTGCTTCAGCGTGGTTTCGGCCGTAGTCACGGAGATCGTTTTCATCGAGGACGAACTCGTCCGTCACTTGATAACCACGCGAGGGTTCGACCGCCCGGACATCTCAATCGGTGGCCGGTGGAGTCGATACCGAGCCGAAGACCTGCTCCTACCGCAGACGATTCGCTCGGCCGATCTCTTTTTGCCGGACCAGCAATTGACCGTGGAGGTGAAGGTGTACGAAGGTAGCGAGTGGGCCACGTTCCAGACGTGGTTCTGTGAGACGTACCTGACGGAACACTTGGGATACTACCTGGACCACAAGAAGGAGCTGAAGCCGTACCGGCGCGAGGTCCGCTTCAGTGCGGCGGACAACACATCCCGTGCGCTCGGCGGTCGCCCCGCAGTCGTTCCCGCCCCGATCCGCGCTGCACTGACCGCGTCCAGAGGGTTTATCCCGCACCGGCCCGCGCTACCGCCTGGCTAGGCCGGCTCTCTTGTTCACGGAAGTGCCTTCGTCGGGCCGGTCGCGGCTGAGGGTGTCCTCAGCCGCGACCGGCCCTACTTACTCAAATGTAACCGACTCCGCGACGACGACGGCGCGAAGCTGACGGTGACGGGCCGGTTGCGGGTCATTAAGCACGCGGCCGCAGTCGTCGGTGGGGTGCGGGTCGGAGCGTGGACCGAGGTGCGGGGTGACGGAGGGTGAGCCACACACGGATCGGTCCAGTTTTATAAATGGACGGTTTGGAGGGAGAGTCGAACAGTAGAAACCCGCCTCATTTCTTGCGCTGCCGGTCTTCGATGACTTTTGCAAGTTTCGTGAAGCGCTCTTGATCCCAGGCCAGACGCTCCTTGAGACCCTCCTCCGGCAGCTTTCGGAACGCCTCATCGACCTTGAGGTACACGATCACGACCTCTGGAGTATTGCCACGCCCGTACCAGACCTCGATTCCGGCGCCGTCACCGACCGGGTAGAACTCTTTGTGGTCCATGGGCGCTTCGCCGAAGACCCCAACCCCGGACGTGATCATCACACGGGGCTGAGCCACGGGCACCGCATACGTCTTCGCTGGGCGCGCCCTCGGTTTGCCCAGTAACTTCTCGACCTCGGCTTCGCTCAACTTCGCCCACGCGGACTGGAAGCTCTCCAGGTCCGCACGGAACTTCTTGACGGCATCTGCGTTCGGCCCGCCATCTTCTGGGAGCTTACAACGCTTGAACTCATCTTGCACGAACTGCATATTGAACGCCCTCGTGGGGGGCGAGATCGCAAGGAGAACAAGGGCCGAAAGGAACAGTCGCCGCACGGGCCACCTCCGCGAATGGGTGTCACACGCTCGAACTCACCGGTCCCGCCGCGACGCGAGTAGAGCAAACGAACCGACGGCCCGCAATGGGAATCGAACCCTGCAATGGCCCCTCGGTTTTCTGATCGGCTTCCGCCTGGGTTGAGTCATTCCTTCCCCAACACCAGATCCACCACCCAGCACCCGCGGACGTGTGGCCCCGGTCCGCGGCAGTGGTCGAGGACATCGGTGTTGTCGCACCCGGCGTCCTGAAGGGCGTCCGCCAGGATCGGCATGGCGCTGAAGTCGCGGGAGTCGTACATTTGTTGCGCCAGTGACAGTGCGGTGCCCGTGCGCCACTCGGTAGCAAATACGATCGGCTCACAGCACGTTGGACGTTGTGTGCATGATAGCCTGCGCGCCTCTGCTGTCGCCAAGATCCGCTGAGTTACTTCCCGGTCTTCGTGAGATGCCCAAATGTCTCCGTTGACGGCTACGTCGAACGGGGTGCAACCGTGACGATCGCGGGCGGTCGGGTCGGCACCGCCCTCCAAAAGTTGAAGACACCCCTCGGGATCCAAGTTCCAAGCTGCTCGGTGCAACGGAATCTCGCCAGAGTGGTCACCGGCGTTCACCGGCCCCCCCGCCGCCAGCAGGATTGCGACCCCCTCGTGAAGGCGGTGGTTCACAGCCAAGTAAAGGAGAGTCAGGCCATCCTGTCGATGTCTCGCTTGGTCTGGATCGAGTTGAAGAAGTTCACGAAGCAGTTCAAGCGTCGCTCCTTCGCAGTAGGCTTCGCGCCAAAGTGCCGCAATGCGAGCTTGCAAAGTGTAGCCTTTCTGTGGCTGAACATCTAAGCTCACCGGCCCGGCCACCCTCCGGCAAGCTCTGAAAATCAAACTATGTGGCCGGGTCCGGTGCAGCGACGGGTTCGGCGTGCCTGGGCTGCCGGAACGACTCTACCGGGAGCGCTCCGACCGCCTCTGCCACCCGCGCCAATTCCGGGACGCGGTACGTCAGGAGGAGGCGATCCGCGCCTGGGGCCAGACACGCCAGCCAACTGACCCCGGCGGTCGCCAGCTCCGGCACCGCAGCCAGATGCTCGACCACGCGGTTGGCCACTTCGGGCGACTCCGATGAGAGGTGCGAGCAGACCAGGGCCGTGCAATCCGTTCTGGGCAACAGGCAGTGAGTGACCCATACGGACATCCGGATGCCGTTCGGGAGCGCCACGACCTCGTCCCGCTGAGCCTTCGGTTCGGGGCACTGATCGCAACGGTCGCGGGCGGCCTCGCGGGCTAGTCGCTCGTTTTCTTCTCGCGCCGACGCCATCGCCACTTCGCGGAGCTGAGCCACACGCGCGAGTCGTTCCTCTTCCTCCACACGCGACCTCCCCGCCGAACGATACAGCTCACCGGCCGCGCACCACGCGACACGGTTACCCAATAGCCGATGTGCAGCGGTCCGGTGCAGCGTAGGGTTCGGCTCGATGCCGGTACCGCCCTTTGGATGCCCCTATTTCTTAACTCTCACACCGGGCTTTTTCTGCTTGAAAGCGGCGACCGCGGGATCCATCACCTGAGTGCCTGAAAGATCCAGGGATTTCAACTTGGAAAGGCCATCCAGGTTGACGAGACCAGCGTCCGTAATCTCTGTGTTCCCGCAAAGTTCTAAATTTTCCAGCTCGGCGATCTGACCGAGTGGCACGAGATCCTTGTCGGTCAGCTTCGCATCACGAAGTTCGAGGCTCCTCAAGCCCGGGAGCGTGAGCAGTATTGGCAAGTCGATCTTTTGAATATCACCAAGATTTCCAGATAGTCGCAAATCAATTTGTTTTATATTTTTTAGTTCTTGCAACACCTTGAGCCCAGCCAGAGTGACGCTGCCGGAGCCAATTGTGAGGAACTGAAGTTGTCGGCATTTTGCGATGTGGAGCAGGCCCTCATCACCGACGTCCGTTATGGTCAGGTCGAGGCTCTGTAAATTCGGCAACTCTGCTAGTGCGCTGAAGTCATTCTGTCGAGCCCGGAACATGTGCAGGTGGACCGACCGGACCTCGGGCACCCCTTTAAGAAGGGGCAGGGCGAATCCGGTGCAGCAGAGCTTGTCATAACCTTCCAACTTCACAGAATCGACGCGCCCTGCTCCCTTCCGGTTCAATTCTCCGCCCAGGGTCTCGATCTGATCCGCCGAGTCGGCACCGAGTGGCTTTTTTAATGCAAGTGTTCGGAGCGACTGGAAGATTTGTATCGCCTGCGCACGGGTAACGAGGCCACTTTGGAAGTGGTTCCCGTCCCCCTTGACATACGCTCGCATCCCGATCGGCCCGGCGTGCGGAAGCATTTCGACGTAGAATCGTTTCTCCCCGCGCTCGTTCGTTTCGACGAGTTGGAATTCAGGCCCGCGCCAAATCTTGACCACTGAGTATCCGCTGCTCGGATTGCGGGTCCAGTGCTGGATTGTTTGAGGCAGGTCGTGGACGTACAGATCAAGGACGACGACCGTGTCCGGCTCAAAAACGATCTCTGTGGAGACAGAATAATTGGTCGTCTTTGAATCGACGCGTACATTCTCCGGCAACTCGGCAGTGAGATCGACACCTCCGAAGGAAAACGTCGTGAGCTTCATCGGGGGTTTCGGAGACTTCGCGAGGAGTTCGTCGAGCGTGATCTGTTCCAACGCCGTCTTATCTCCGCCTTGGGCGATCGGTGGCGCCTTCGTGTGCCCCTCCTTCTCGATCGGATCCACGGACTGCGGGTTCGCAGCGGGGTGAGGTTGAACCCGAGTTTCCTCAGTGGGCTTCCCACATCCCGTCACCAGCCCGATTAACCCAACCAACAAAACAGTGCGCAT